CTATGACAAAAGGAGATATAAAATATGTACGCAATATTAGTCAAAGATAGTGGAAACACTTATGATGTAATAGCAGCACTTAGAAGTGACGGTGAATTAAGAGAGCGTCTTGATTCTGAGTGGGAAAAAAATCTCCCTATCATAGGAATAGACTTGAATAACCACAAGTCGACAGCAACTATGGGCGCCACATGGAATGGTACGTCTTTTGATGGAACTGCAAAACCAGATTTTTTTGAATTGTCACAAGAGCAAAAGGACGCATATCGACAGTATGGTTTTCTATGTGATAATAAAATAATCCACAGAATTAGTGTTAATTCTGATTCAGAAAAGGCAGCACTATATGACGCAGCATTTTCTGGAGAAGTTTTGTTGGTCAAGTGTGTTTTTGCAGTAAATGGAACAAAAGTCGTATATGACCATGCTACTAGAGAAATTTCAGCAGCATAACAATACACTATAAGTTACTTTGTGATATACTATAGTTATAGCCTAACAAAGGAATATTATGACAATTTACGACGAAAATGAAACACCTTGGTTTACTAAGGATAGATCAGAAACAGCAATAAACAGATATCCGTCAAGAACTATAGGCAACAACATATTAGTTGAAAACCCAGCACTTGGTATAAACCTATATAGAAATACTTTTACAAAGGAAGACTCTGAAAGATATATCAAAGTTCTTGAGTCAAACTTGGGCGGTAACGGAAAATACAAGTGGTCTGAAGCAAAGGTAACGAATTCTGATATTCCAATTAAAAAGGCTAGAGATGCTGTAGATTTTAGATTTAAACAAGAGAATTTGGGACCAAGGGATGAGCATAATGCTGAATTGCTAGATCTTCATGAAGAAATTTATCAAAAGTTAAAGTTCTGTGTTGACGATTATGCACGGTACTGGGGAATTAATGTAGTATATTATGAAGCGTTTAACTTTGTAAAATACGAAGGTGAGGGAACTCACTTTAACATCCATGCAGATCATGGGCCAATGTATAACTGCACAGTTTCTGCTGTTGTTTACATAAATGAAGACTATCAAGGCGGAGAAATTAAGTTTCCAAGAATGGACAACTATACCCATACTCCAAAAATAGGAGATATTGTTCTTTGTCCATCAAATTATATTTATGAGCATGCATCATTGCCTATGAAAGAAGGAACAAAGTACTGTGTCGTTGTAATGACAGACATCAATGAACTAGGACACAAGTAGTGTCTTTGGTTGCTAAGTTTAGATCGTTTAGGCCTTGGCTAAATAAAGAAGATATTTCTGTTCCTGTACCTACCCAAAAAGAAATTCCAGACTGGTACAAAGATGCAGACAGATTTGCAAAAATGCCAAATGGAGAATACTATAAAGCAACAAAAGAGGTTTGTCCATTTCCAAAAGAAGGAACAACGGATGACTATGGAAAAATTCCAACATGGAAAGCCTGTCCAGCCATTATGGATGCGTTTGCAACTGGATATGTTTTTAAAACTCCATGCGATTTAACATTTTCTAAAAATTCTCAAGGCATCATAAATGTTACTATTGATGACCCAAGATATAAAGACTTTTGCACTCAAAGACCACCAATGCCACAGTTTGAACACCCCAAAGGATACTACGGTTATCATTTTGCTTGGAGTTCTCCATGGGGATTAGAATTGCCAGAAGGCTATAGTGCACTATTTATGACTCCTATGAATAGATTTGATCTTCCGTTTGTTAACACAACGGGAGTTGTAGATAGCGATAAGGTACACCTTTTGGGAAGTTTCCCATTTTTTATAGTAGAGGGTTGGGAAGGAACAATTCCAGCAGGAACACCATACTTACAGGTACTTCCATTTAAAAGAGAAAATTGGGAACATGAGATAGATATTTTAGACCAGTCTCAGATATATGATAAAATGGTTAAGAACATGCAGTTCTTCCGTCAGCCAGATGGCGGGGTATACAAGAACAAAGTATGGTCAAGAAGAGAGTATAAATAGGAGATAAAATGCAAACTTGGACAGAAAAAGAAAATCTTGGAAATGGAATAACTTGTTATAGAGGAGTTATAAAAAAAGAGTTTGATGTAATCAATAGACTAGAAAGCATTCTGGGCTCTGTTGCTGGGTATGGCGAGTTGTCTCCAGAAGGTAAGAGGTATCACTGGATGCCAGCGTATGTTGGCTATCAACAACTAATGCCAGACTATAGAGATTGTGTTGACTTTAAATTTAAGAAGACAGACATAGAAGCAGATAAGAGTGAAGACTCTCTAAAACTTCAGGCACTTTGGCAAGATGTTTATGATGCTCAGGCAGCAGCAGTAGAGGATTATCGCAGAGACTATAATATTATGCCACTAAAATATTGGGAGGCTTTTAACTTTATTAAATACGGTCCAGGACAGCACTTTATGGAGCACCACGACCACGGATATTCTTATAACTGCACAGTATCTTTAGTTGCGTATGTAAATGATGACTATGATGGAGGAGAGTTGTTCTTTAGGTTACAAAATTTAAATATTAAACCAAAGGCTGGAGATCTCTATATTTTCCCATCAAACTTCATGTATCCCCACCAAGCAATGCCAGTTCATTCTGGAACAAAGTATTCAATTGTGACTATGCTTGACTATAGCAAAAAGTATCATACACCAGATATGTATGATCCAAAATGGGATCAGGAATAATGTTTAATATTTCAGTAGAAAAAATGCAGGGCACCAAGTTTAAAGTATCTCCAATGTCTATAAAAAGAGACTGGATGGATGCTACATCAGAAAATCATGCATATAGATGTTTTCCAGTAACTCAGGCCAATGTTGTGGGTTGGAATATTTCCTGCGAAGAAGACATTAAGTTTATTTGGGATGGAGTAAACGATCAAACCGATCAACATATCACTATCCTGTCCAGTCCAGAAGGATCTTATTCAGGAAGAGGTCAGTCCTCTATAAGTTTTAATACAGGATTGGTTTTTAGAACAGATCAGGATGTTAGTCTTTGGACTATTAACCCAGTAAACTATTTTAATGAAGACTTTGAAACAATGTCTAATCTTATTAGTACTTCTTTTTATGATAATCCACTACCATTAGCAATTAAAGCAAGAAAAGCAAATCAAGAACTAACTATAAAGTCAGGCACCCCTATAGCAACGATAATTCCAATATCTTTAACAAATTTAAATAATACTAAAATTCAAGTTGTCGGGTATAAAGATGAGAATAGGCTAAGAGAAAAGTCAAACATAGCGTATGGAGAGGCAGCCCAAGAAGTTAATAGGTCTGGACAATGGACAGATTGGTATAGAGATGCTGTAAATGAAAAGGGAGAAAGTCTAGGATCTCATGAAGTAAAAACTTTAAAACTTTATGTAGAAGATAATACTGAGAAAGGTATATAGTTATAGGTAATAAAGCCTATGATATAATTTAAATATGAATCCAGAAGAAGCCATAACCGTAGTAAGAAAACCATCAAGTACGCCCTCTGGCTTTTTTGGAAGTGGGCCAGAAAATATAGTTGAGTTAGAAAATTTTATGACTCAAGAAGAGGTTGACTTTTTAGATAATGCAGCACGAAGTATAACTATCTGGGATGTCACCCAAAGTCATAAAAATGAAAATGGCACTGTAATTTATGATGCAGATTATTGGAAAGATAGGGTTGCAAGTGCGCCATCTCTTAACCAAAATAATCCAAATATTGTTCCAGTAATTGTTGGTTTATTTAATAAACTTCAGCCAGTAATTGAAAACTTTTTTAATGTTAGCGTTCAACCTACTGGGCAAACCATTGTAAAGTGGAATCCTGGTCAGTATCAATTGCCGCATGCAGACAAAGAGTTACACTCTGGTCCAGATGCAGGAACTCCTAATGATTTTCCAAACTATGATATTGCAAGTTTATTTTATATAAATGACGACTATGAAGGTGGAGAGTTGTATTTTCCTAATCAGGGAATACAGTTTAAACCAAAAAGAGGTTCTGCATACTTTTTCCCAGGCGATATGAATTATGTTCACGGTGTAACAAAAATTAAAAATGGGACTAGATATACCTGCCCATTCTTTTGGGAAATTTTAGAGCACACTGGAGAAGAAAAGCCAGACTTTAATAAAAAATATCATAGAATTTTCCCTAACGATGATTCAATAAGGGCCTGGGATCCAGATAATGGAATTAGGAATAGCCAATGAATGTTGTAGAAATATATCCAAAAGTTTTTGTGTATAAGGGTTTATACAAAGATATTGACTATATATATAAAATACTAAAAGAGTCGGATGGGATAGAAGGCCTATTTAGCCCATGGTCAAAGTGGTCACACTTTGGAGAATATATATATCCAACCTTTAAAGGATATAATACGGTATTACAACTTGATGGTGCAAAAGCAATTGAAACAAAAACAGAAAAAGAAAAAGAGCACAAAGAAATTCTTTTAGAATTGTTAAATAATTTTTATATAGCGACAGAAGATTATGTAAAAAAGCATAATGTTGATTTTGATAAAAATAGAATTGTTCCAGGAATCAAAGATGAAAATGGAAATCCTATAAAGGAATGGCTTTTTACTGGCCCATCAATAGCAAGATATCATGCTAATGTCGAAGATCCGTTGGCAATGACATATCATACAGATTATATACGAGAGCCGATAACAAGTCCAGGACATAAGTTTGCAATTACTGCCTTGACATATTTCAATGATGATTATGATGGAGGAGAAATTGACTTTATAGCAAATGGAGAGGCCTATATGTACAAGCCAGAGGCTGGAGATGTTTTAGTATTTCCTTCTGGACATCCAGAATTTTTAATGTCTGAAACCTCTATCTATCTTCACGGAGTAATGCCTTCATATAATAATTCAAAATACTTGGCAAGAATGTATTGGACAAAATATTCAGTTGGAGCACCAGAATGGTTTGAAAACGAAGAAAAATTCGGCAAAGAAAAATGGAAAGAAATGCAGGAAGAGATTTTAAAAAAGTTTAGAGACGAAAATCCAAACAGAACTAGTGCCGACAAAGAAAGAAGGATAAAATGAACCTAGAAAATAAAAATAGAATAACCAAAGACATTGTTGTTTATGAAAACTTTATTGACGCAGAGACATCTGCAAAACTTGTTAAGGTTTTAGATAAGCATGCAGAACTTGGAACAATTAGTTGGATGCCGATATCCTTCTATGAATCATACTCTTCGGTTTTACCACAAGACAATGACGAACATGTTATTTCTGAAGGACTTCCTTCTGACATTTTTTCACAAATAAAAAACGGAATTATTGATGCAGTTGCAAGTGTTCACGACCTTGATCCCAAGATAATTTCTCAAATTGGGTATCATACTCAGAAATGGGAGCCAGGCGCATATGCAAGAAAACATTCAGACAATACAGATGAGCACGGACACTCTGGCGCTTTTACTAGAAGTCGATATGCAGCATTTTTATATTTAAATGATAATTTTGAGGGAGGGCTTTTACAGTTTCCAGATCAAGAAATAACTATTCAGCCTAAAGTTGGAATGCTTGCTGCATTTGACGGGGGATTTAATAATATGCATGAAGTAACTCTTATTACTAAAGGTGTTAGGTATACCATAGGTTCGTTCTGGGATGATCGTGAAGAAGATGCATACCCACAAGAACTAAGAGATGCCTGGGCAGCAGAAATGAAAGAAACAAGAGCCAAACAGGAAATCGAAAGAGCCGAGTGGCAAGAATTGTTAAAGCAAGGGTGGAAACTTGATGCTAATGGAAATAGGTATAAAGTTGAGGAGTTGTAAATGGAAGTTTTCTTAAAAAAAGAATTTGACAACGCTGGATATAAAACTGAGGTTTTTCATGATCATGTTTTGTCTATAGAAAACTTTATTTCTTCAGAAGAACTTGACACTATTTTAAAAATAATTGAAGTTACACCAGAAGAAGATTGGTCAATTGAGTATACAAAAAATCTTGCAAGATTCTGTATGGAAAAATTTGGAAGAGATGATGTAGAAAACCTAGTTGCAGAAGGAAAGTTTGAGATTACTAGAAACTGGGAAGATAAGAATTTAAGCATTGTCACTGAGCCAATAAGCATTACTCTCCAGGGTAGGCTAGGAAGGTTGTTAGAACTGGCAGATCCATCTCTAGAACTTGCTGGTTTTGGAACTCTTCAAAGAATGCAGGCTGGAGTTGAGTTAAAATCACATACGGACCAGCATACAGACCCATCCATTAGATATGCTGCTATACTATATATCAATGATGACTACAAGGATGGAACTTTATTTTTTATAAATAAAGAAAATTCAGACTTGAGGCCAAAACCAGGAACTTTGCTCATTTTCCCAGGCAACGAAGAATACGAGCACGGAGTAAGACATGTAGGAGAAGGACCAATACGGTACGTTACTGTAGGCTTTATGAAAGTCACAGGCTTTTACGAAAAAAATAAATACTAAGGAGATATAAGATGGATAGAGAAATACTTGAAGAAAAGGTTTACTATTACACAAATGTAATTGAGGACCCAAAGAGACTTGTTGATGCAATCGAAAACGATAACAAGGACCCATGGGGTGAGTGGATGGCTTGTAGTGGTCAGCATTATGTGTATGGAACCGATAAGACCATTGCTCCTTCAGAAGGCACAGATGAAAAAAACGATTATATCTATAAGACACTGCAAAAAGCATTTGATGATGTTGCAAGAGACTACGCAGCAGCACAGGGAATAACGGATGAGCCAAAACTATTTCCAATGTATCCAATCAAGAAGTATCAGCCTGGCACATTTATGGGTGCACACTTTGATCAACAAGAGGGCGACGAAAGACTAAAGGTTTCTTTTGTTATGTACCTTAACGATGATTACGAAGGTGGAGAAATTTCTTTCACTATTGCTTCTCCAGAAGGAGTTTTAAGTCATCCAAGCCCAGAAGCAGATTTTGCAGAAGCGCAGCATAATGGAAATTATACATTTGCAGTAAAACCAAAGGCTGGAAGCGTTATTGTTTTCCCACCATCACCACCATATCATCACACCGCACACCT